TTGTATAAGCATGACAACGGTAATTTGGTAAGCAGGCAAAGTGAAGATACAACGCCAGTAACGAAGGGCGAAATGGAATCATTGAAAGAAGCTGCACGTGATAACGCTCGTTATTATACCAATCGTTTGGTGCAGTATTTGTGCTACAATAGCACGTTGTTTCCCGAATACACATCGAATACTAATAACGACATTTCACCCGACCGAAATCCATACGGAAAGAGTAGTTTTTTAATAAGCGATTCATACAGACATAACCGATTAAAATGGACAATAAAAGATTTCCTGCCCCCATCGTATTGAACCGAAAGAAGCAATACGAAAAGTTGTTAAAGCAATATCTGAAGAAACAATACGAGGTAAAGAAATGATGAAGGAGTTATTGTTTTTAAAGACAAAGTATTGGCTACTCGCGTTAGTTACAATCTTCCTTCCAATCAAAGAACTGATGATAACCATTGGTTTTTTAGTTGGTGCGGATATGGTTGTTGGAATTTGGAAGGCGATAAAATTAGGAATCAAAATTCGTTCACGCAGGATGAGCGACAGCATCACGAAAATGTTGTTGTATCAACTCGCTATCGTTAGCGGTTTTCTCATTGAAACCTATATAATAGATCAGTTAATTCCAGTCACTAAATTAATTGCAACGGTTGTGGCTGTGATTGAGTTTAAATCAATTGTCGAATCAATTGAAGCTGTTACAGGCAAAGATTTATGGGGTAAGATTAAGACGTTAGTAGGTAGGAAAAACGAGGATATAAAAGACATCATGAACGATGAGCCAGTTAAGTAAATACACCACGCTCCAAGAAGTCATTAAAAGCAATCAGGCGAGTGTACTTCAAATTCCTAACATTCCAAACTCCGAACAAGTGGCCAATTTGAAATTGGTATGTACGGAAATTTTCGACAAAGTTCGTGAGCATTTTGGAAAGCCAATTGGCATTAGCAGTGGATTCAGATCGGTTGAATTAAATCGTAGGATTAATGGGGCAAAAAATTCGCAGCATATGGAAGGCAAAGCACTGGACATCGATGGCGATTTGTTGGGTGGTGTGAGTAACAAAGAGATTTTTGATTACATTAAAAATAATTGTACATTTGACCAACTCATTTGGGAGTTTGGTACAGAGAACAATCCCGATTGGGTTCATGTCAGTTACAACAAAGGAGTAAATAGAAAACAAATACTACGAGCGATTAAAAGCGGTGGGAAAACTATTTACAGACCTTTTTAACTATGACAAAACAACCAACAAAAACTGAATTAGCGCGTGAATTACGAGGTAGATTTCCTGATGCGCCAACGCTAACACTCGCAAAGAAATTAGCTAAAGAACATTTCGAAACATTTTTAAGTGTGGAAGAAGCGCGATCAGTATTGCGTTACATCGAAGGAAAAAAAGGAGTGCAAAGCAGAAAAGATTTGGGTAGTAAAAGAGAATTTGTAATGGAAAAAGAAAGGTCACGCAATCCATTCAATTTACCGAAGTCGTATGCGAAAGGAAGAAAGCATTTTGATATTAAAGGGCAAAAGGTTTTGATACTATCCGATATACACATCCCATATCATGACATTGACGCGTTGAGCGTTGCAATCAAAACAGGAATTTATGAGGGAGTTGATACAGTTGTATTGAATGGTGACGCGCTCGACTGCCATATGATTAGTGATTTTGTAAAGGATCCCAAGAAAAGAAAATTCAAAGATGAGTTGTATGCAATGCGCAGTTTTTTGAGTGAGTTGAGAGGGCAATTTCCATCCGCTGAAATAGTTTACAAAGAAGGAAACCACGAAGAACGCTACTGGCGATATATGCGCGTGAAAGCTCCAGAGCTATTTGATATTGATGCGTTTGATTTTCCAACGCTAACCCATTGCGATAAGCATAACATTAAATGGTTAGATGGAAAGAGTAAGATAAACATTGGTGGATTGTCGATATTTCACGGACACGAATTTGGAAAGCAATTTCTGCCATCGGTAAACGTGGCGCGTGGGTTATTTTTAAAGACAAAAGCCAACGCGATGTGCGGCCATCATCACCAAACTGCCGAGCATACTGAACGCGATGTAAATGGAAAGGTGATAACGTGTTGGGGTGTGGGTTGTTTATCTGAATTGTCACCTGATTACAATCCCTACTCAAAGTACAATCATGGGTTCGCCATCATTACGCGAGGAATCAATAAAGCATTTCATGTAAAAAACTACCGAATCCATGAAGGAGCAATTTATTAAGTGGATTGCGTTTGCAATTGGGTTAATCATTGCATTCATTGTCGGGAAAAATTCATGCAATTCCAATCGGTTACAAATTGTACCCTACTCCGATACGGTTGTAGTTCTGAAAGCACGAATTGACACGATTCAAAAGGAACGAATTAAATTAAGAACGATATATGAAAAGCAAATTGATACTATTTACCTTTATGATTCTATTGCCATTGATAGCGCATACACAAAGGCAATACAGAAACTCATTCAGAGTGAACGTGCTGGATTCTTTGAGTGAGGAAAGGCGGTTGGTATTGTTGGCAGTCAATAAAATGTATTATCTGAATACAGACAATCAAAAATTAAGTCGAGAAAATCAGGCGTTAACCAAGATAAATGAGCTTAATGTGTCATATATTGCACAAATTGAGCGCGATTTGAGCGATATACGACAAGTTAATGAACGAAACATCCAATCAAAAAAAAAGTGGCGCAAAGCCACTCTTTATTCAGTTGGTTTGAACGCTATCTTTTTAACGACATTATACGTTTTAAGTAGATAGCGAAGTCGAGTGCTTCCTCGTATGCGTGATTTAACCATTCCTGTTCGCTTAAATTCGCTTTGTCAACGGTTACACCGTACTTAATGCGTCCCATCTTTTCACGCGCAATGAGATCGGTTATTACTTCTTTGTAAATATCACTTTGGCAGTGTTCAAAGTCATGTGTTATATTCATTTAATTTCAATTTTAGTTGAACATCTTTTTGTTTACGGATAAATTCTGTTAGTTCGGGAAGCATCCAATAGCCATAGGTGGACATCTCATAAGTGAAATCATCAATCTGTTGAGTGATGTCGGGAAGAATTGCGCCATCAGCGTTCCACAAAGCTGTTATTGTCTTGCCGTGTTCACGCTGGATGCTGTCGTTGAGTCGTTTTAATAGCATCTTCGTTTGGTGATTGTAAAACCATTTGATTGGTTCGCATTCATCCCCTGCGTAAATGGATGCTTGTAACCACATTAACAGATTCAACACCTTCACCTTTTCTAATTCGTCTTTTGTAATTTCAGTTTTCATTCTTTACCTCCAAATTTTTCTTCATAATATTCGTCACCATCTTCAAATTCTTTACCATTGATGTCATAGAAATAAGCGTAATCGCCATCATTCCACGCATCAACAATTTGCTCACGTTCCATTTTCAGTACTTCATCAATAATAGATGATGGTAGCTGTGATTCAAGAATAGGCCATTGTTCTAATAACCATTGTACTGCTGTCTGTTTTTTGTCGCTCATATTTTCATTTTTTTGATTATCAAAAGAGTTTGTGTATAATAGTTGCATCTATTACATGTTATGCGAAATCTAATGACAACTGCTTCACTTCTTTTTGTGGGCGATAATACTCACCAGTTAAAAAATCGTACTGAAACCAGTTGTTTGAAAATTTCTTCCAAAAAGTATCTTGATTAATCTGCATAATATTTCCACCACAATCATTGCATTTAGTGTGCTTTTTCGGGCAATTATGATACACAGCTTCACACCCAGGGTCTGGACAAACTTTAATTAATGATTCCATTTTTGTATTCCAATTATTGACACTAAATTGAGTTTGCTGTCCATTTATAGTTCATCATTAATCTCTTGAGCAATTAATTTGAGTGCGTATTTAGCACCTGCCATAAACGCGAAGTAAGATTCGCCACTCATTCCATCTCCACCGAATGCTGCGTAGTATTCGGCTTCCATTTTAATCATTTCATTTAGTTTCATTTTGTTTATATTTTAGATTTCAAATATATTAAAATAATTTTAATTGTTTCATAGTAATATAACCATTCATGATTTTTTCTACTTTTGAATCAATAATATGAGCAAATTCAATCTCGCAAAATGTTCCACAATCTGGAACTATTGGTGGTTCATGATTTCCTTCATTAATTCCAAGTTCATCCAAAAATTTGTTTTTAATACAAGAATGCCCAGCAATTCTTTCAGCTTTTGCCATCCTTTCAAATTCATTGGGAAAATGTTTACGAACATGATTCCAATAACCTTTTCCACCTTTGACGCACCCAATACAATTATTGTTGTGAAATCCTAATTCATACATTTTTGGCAACCGAATTCCATTTAATAAAAGCAATTCAGCGCATTGTTGCTTTGTCATCTTTGCATCAATTAACGGATATAATGGTTTTGATTCTCCATATTGTTCAGCAAATCTAATGGCGCGATTAATTTCTTTTTTTGAATATTCAAAACCAAAGATTTGTCCATCAAATTTTACTTCTTTCTCAATAGCTTTTCGAACATCTTTTTTGAGGACTTTGGTACACATTGCACCAGTTGGAGAATTTACATATTTTGCTTTTTCAATTACATCGAATTGATCTTTGTATTTAGCACATCGTCTTCGTTCAACAGTAACACCCAACCATTTTTCACAATCAGATATAAACCTATTATTGTCTTCGTGTGCTGAATCAATTTCGATGTAAAACAATCGAACATTATCCTTTCCATATTCTTCAATCGCTAATTTACAAGCAATAGCAGAAGTTATACCACAACTAAACCAACCTATTTTCATAATTTTTATTTTTAACGAAAAGCATATTTGCCAAAATTCTTTTTTAATTCATAGAACGCGCGCATCATTATCGCATCCGCAAAGTCGGGAGATATACCATATTTCTTCTGCAATGTTTCTTTGTTAGTCACACGCAGCTTTCCATCGCTATCAATTTTTTCCCTGCGTATCATTTCGAGTTCTTTTACAATCGTGTCCTTATGCGTTGATTCAAAAGTAATCGCGTTGGTCGTTATCAGTTCACCGAGTTTAAAATAACAATCTGCTTTTAAGTTCATGTAATTGTCGCGAACTGATTTTGATCCATTCAAGAACCCTTTGCATTTCAGGAAGTCAACCGCACCCCCACCAATTCCATCTTCATCACAAAGGACATTGGACAACCTCACACCATTCGATTGTGCAAGTTGATTGATAGTATCCACCACTTCGTTGATTGGCTTTTGTTTTAACACGATAAACTTGGAAGCGTGTAATCCATTCCACAACACAATCACAGTCCTATCATCTCCCATTCGCGCGATGTCGGCAGTAATGAACGCGTCA